CGTAGTTTGTAGTCGAGGTGTCCGCCAGCCCACGATCTTCCGTCATGCGCAGCTGGTCGAAGTCAATTTGCTTGGCTTTGAGTTCCCAGCCGAAAGCGGTGCCAGGTGTGCCGGAAACCAGAAAATAGCCGCCGCGTCTGCTTTCCAGCACCAATTCGCCAGCGCCATACGCCTGCAGGAACACTTGATATCCCTCCGGCGAAACACACTGGGCAAATACCGGGTCAATTGGCACATAACAGAAACCGTCCTCCGCAATGACCGCTTCGCCGATGTCCCCGAAATAGGGAGTCGGCGTTTCGTAAGCGTAGAGCCTGCGGCTGCCGTAATCGCGGGTCTGCACACACCGGGCCTTGCTTCCCAGTACGGACAGATCCCCGGTTATCTGCGTAAGAACGGGCAGCTCCAACCAGTTCTTGTGAACGTTCACGATATAGTTTTTCTCCGAGTCCATCAGGCTCAGGCGAATCTCGGAGCCGTCGCTCATGCCGACAAAACCGCATTCATAGGCTCCTTTATAGAAGCCTATGATGCCTTCGGTCAGTTTGATGGAGCGGACGATGCTGCCGGACTTGCCGTCATAGGAATCCGTGGAAATACCGCCTTTGCCAAGGTAAACGTCGCCCGCGCCGCCGTGGGGCGTACACATGGAAAGCCAGTTGCCGGCGTGGGTCCAGTCGCCGAAGGCGATATAGTCGCTGTTGATGTTGAAGCCGCCGATCTGACCCGCGACCGCCTCCATGCTGCCGTCTGTTTTGATCTTGAAGTAGTTGTTGGCGGTGACCGAGCCGTTCAGATTGATGCGTTTGGCCTGAATCGCCACCTCCTCAGAGCTCTGGTTGATGGCGGAGATGATGCCGTCCTTTTCCACCTTGGACGCGATACCGTCCTCCGTCCCCTTGATCCAGTTGTTCAGACCGATACTCAGCTGATTGGTGTCGATGGAGTTGGCGGCGATCCAGCTGCCGAGGATCTGACCGTCCACCGTGATGCCCACGGTATAGGGACCTTCGTACCCCGCGGTGCTGGCGGCAATGCCGTCCTTGTTGATCTGCAGGATACGCCTGGCGGTCGTTTTGTCCGGGGTGTCCATGTACAGATCCCGCAGCCAGCGGCCATCCTCGTCGTACTCCGTCAGCTTGTAGCCGCCCTTGGCCCCGGTCATCATGGCGATCAGGTTGTCAATGCTGATTTGAATGTTTCGGTTGGAGGTATTGATGGCGTCGTTCTGCCGGTTGCGCAGTTCATTGCGTGCCGCTGACTGCTGGCGGGTGTAGGTTTTCTGCTGCTTGGTGGACAGCTCCAGCGTCCGCCCGGCAGGGTTCTGAAGCGGAATGGTCAGCTTCATAACCGGAAGGACAATATCCATGCCATAGGGCTTGGCAAGGCAGTGGACACGGTCGCCTTCGGCAAAGGCGTTATAGTCGTGTCCCAATTCCGAAAGGTCGGCGGCCGTCAGCGTCAGGGACATGGTCTCAAACTGGGTGCCGGAAAGCCACTCTTCCGCCTTGCGCTTCAGATTCTGGGGTTTTGTCACATCGTCCCAGGTATTTGTCGCCCAGACCCAGCCGAATTGATCTACTGCGTCCTGCGAAAAGACATAGTTCTTACCTTCGTTGACGGAGGTGATATCCACCCGCTTTTCCAGCGCATCGATCTCGGATTCGTCTTCCAGGGTTGCGCCGAGCGGGATCAGCGCCGTCACCACGTCCTCGGCAGAAGAGGTTTCGGAATAGTCCAGCAGATTCAGTCCAAATTCAATAGGCTGGGTGCTGTAATTGCCGTACTGCTCGATGCTGACCCAATCCAAAATCAGCTGACCGTCCGCATGACGCAGCCGCAGGTAGCCGCCCAAACGATCCACCAGCTTGTCCCGGATGGCTTCCAGGGTGCTTTCGTAGTTGGTGCAGCGGTAAAGGCTGTTGTTGGGATCCGTGATGGAGACATAGCCGAGCCGGATCTGCTTGCGCGGTTCCACCTGGCTGTTGTGGATCTCCAGCATTTTCCCAAGCAGCGCCGCCGGAGAAATATCATGGTATTCCGCCTGCGGCTGAATGGAGTCGGCCAGAAAGCTCAAAGCTCCGGTGCAGTAGATCTGCTTATTCTTATTACGGTCGATGTTCGGGGTCTTCCGCACCTCCCCATAAAAAATCTCCGTGTCGTCCCGAAACACAGAGAGCATGGACTTGCGGCAGAAAATGCGGTCATAAAGCGAATTGTTCAGAGGAACCGTCGCGGTAAACACACCGGCGTATCCCGGCTCCAGCTCCAGAACCGGATCTGTCAGCATGGCGGAGGGATGGTCCGCGTGATACAGCACATAGCCGTCCAGCTTGACTTTATACATCAGATCACCCTCCTTCGAAATAAGACTTGCAGGCTACCACGTCCGGAGAAATGCAGCGTCAGATCGTTGTCGCTCACCAGCAGTTCTGCCAGTCGGTTTTCGCCTTCCTGCAGAAGATAATCGTCCCCGTCCACCGTCATTTTCAGCCCTGTCTCGCCGATCTCGGAAACCACCACGCTGACGACAAACGGCACGGCGCTGTGCGGGATGGCGCAGGCTGCGGTGGGACTGTCCGATGTGAGCGTGATTTGAATGGGATCGTCGATAACGCCCAGCTCAAAGTCAAAGGGATCCCAGAGCCAATTGGAGCTGCTGTTATCGTTGAGGCTGTATCCGTAGGGATCTGCCTGCGGGATACGCAGCTTGAAGGTACCGATTTCCCGCGCACGGTTGAAATCGGTCACTTCGGCACGTCCTTCCCAGTAGTAGCCGGGAAAATCGTCGAAGACAATGCGTACCCGCTTGCCGTGCAGGAGAATGCGGAGCGTAGAGACAAAGGACTGCCATCTGCCGCGCTCCAGCTTCCCGCCGAGGCTTATTTCAATGTTGCGCTTCTTAAACACGGGCCGGCCGGTCAGCGCTTCGGAGTAGTCCAGAAAGCCGTCCGCACCGGGGACGTCCAGATAAAATGTCTCCTGTTCAGGCTCCCCGATGCAGTTGTTGTTGCCAATGGCAAGCCCCCAGTCCCGGAACGTATGATAGCTTTTTCCGGTAGCTATCACCGTAATGGTCGCACCGTTTGTCATGCTGCTCATCGATACACCTCCTGCGCGGCCAGAATACCCAGCTGACGATTCAGGCCGGGAGCCAGCTTCCCAACCAGTGTGCCGCCATCCAAATAGATGCCCTTCTCGCTGTTCCGGGCAATCACCGCCAGATACCTCTCCATGCCGCTCATGTTCAGCTTGCTGTCCAGCATGGCTTCCAGCTTGGTATAGAAGCCCTTCAGCGGCAGGATTGCCTCCGGGCCTGCTTCGCCGCCGGCCATGAGACTGGAGCCGTTGAAGCCGAACAACGTCGGGTCGGTCATAATGCCGCCTTCCTTATACCAGGAAATAGATAAACGCGGCACACGGGGCGGATTCAGAGAGAAGCTTCCGCTGATGCTGAAATGGGGCAGCTTGATATGCGGCAGAGACAGCTTACAGTTGGCAAAGAAGCGCTTAATGCTGCCAAGCGCGTTGCTGACGTGTGTCTTTGCCGCATCGATCGGCGCGGTGATGGCATTCTTGATGCCGTTCCACACGGAGGCGGCCGTGCTCCTGATGCCGGTAAACACCGAGGACAGGGTCGTTTTTACGGAATTGAACACCGTGGTCACCTTGGTTTTTACGCCGTCCACGACCGTGGAAATGGCGGTCTTGATGCCGTTCCAGATGGTGGAGGCCGTGGCCTTTATGGCGTTAAACACTGTAGATACAGTTGTTTTGACACCGTTCACCACCGCGCTGATTTTTGCGCTGATCGCCGACCAGATGGTGCCGACGGTCGTCTGGATGGCGCTCATCACCGTAGAGAGTGTCGTGGAGACGGCATGGATGGCGTTGCCTACCGTGGTTTTGATGCTCTCCCAGACGCTGGTGATGGTATCGCCGCAGTTCTGCCAGATCAGCTGGAACGGAAGTGTGATGATGTCCCATGCCGCCTCCAGCAGAGAGCCGATGAACTGGATACCCACGCTGACAACATTTTTGATGGTCTCCCAGGCATCCGCGAGGAAACCGGTGATGCCGTTCCAGATGTTCGTGAAGGTAGCAGATACCGAAGTCCACACTTCCTCCCAGCTGGTACCGAACCAGCCGAGAACCACATCCGCCACACTCTGAATAACATTCAGGTAATTGGAAAAGGTATTACAGATGAAATCCCAGACCCCGCCGAACACTTCCTTAACGCCCGTCCAGAGCTGCTCCCAGTTCCCGGTAAACAGGCCAATGAACACATCCACAATGCCAAGAATGACGTCCAGCACCGTGGACAGCGTATCTGCAATGTGCTGGAACACACCCTCGAAGATTGGAGCGAGGAGCGAACAGAAGCCCTGCCACACTGTGGATAGAACTTCTGTAATGCTTTCAAACTCAAAGCCCAGCGCGTTGAGCCGCTCGGTAATCCCCAGAGAGAATTCCTCGAACTTGGACTTGATGCCGTCCCAAATACCCGTGATGGCGTCCCGGAACTCCTCATTGGTGTTCCAGAGGTTTACAAACGCCGCGACCAGCGTGCCCACCACAGCTACTACCGCCAGCACCGGTCCTGCCACGGCTCCGAGGGCGCTGCCGAGGCTGGCGATGGAGCCACTGCTCCCGGCGAGCTTTACACCCAGCTTGGCGACGCCCTTTGTCAGCCCGGAGAAGCCCTTCATGACGGCACCGACCGTGGACGTAGCCTTTCCAAAGAGAATAAGCATAGGACCGATGGCAGCGACCACCGCCGCGATTTTCAGGACGGTTTCTTTCTGCTCATCGTTCATGCCGTTCAGCTTGTCGACAAAGCTCTGAACCTTTTCTGCGGCGGCACGGATCTTCGGCATGAGGAGCTCTCCGAAGGAAATCGCCAAGCCCTCCAACGCGGATTTCAGGATCGTGATTTGCCCGGACAGGTTGTCCAGCTGGGCGTCCGCCATCTGCTGGGCGGCGCCGCCGCTTTCCGTTATGGACTGCTGGAGGCTGTCCCAAGTATCTCCTGTGTTCGCCAGAAGAGAATTGACAGCGGCCAGGTCGGTTTTATTGAAAATGGACGCGATGATGTTCTGCTTTTCAGCGGAGGTCATCCCGTCCATGCCGGTATTCAAGTCCCCCAGAATATCATTGAGGGAGCGCATATTGCCTTCGGAGTCGTAGGTTTCCACACCCAGCTTCTCCATGCAGGCGGCGGCTTTGTCCGTGGGACTTTGCAGAGCAAGGATCACGTTTCGCAGATGGGTGCCGCCCTCCGCGCCCTTGATGCCGTTGTTGGCGAGGATGCCCAGGGCGGTATTCAGCTCCGCCGTGCCGCCCTTGATCGTCTTGGCGGTTGCGCCGATGGTCAGGATGGCCTCGCCCAGCTGGGAGACAGAGGTGTTGGTGGTAGACGCCGTTTTGGACATCTGATCCACCATGGTGCCCGCCTCGCCGGTTTCCATGCCCAAAGCGGACATGGCGTCTGTGACCATATCCGAAGCGGACGCCAGATCGATACTGCCCGCCGCGGCCAGGTTCAGCACGATAGGCAGCGTGTCATAGATCTTTTGCGTGTCGTAACCCGCCAGCGCCAGATAGTTCATGGCGTCCGCGCACTCGCTGGCGGAAAAGGCGGTTTCCGCGCCCATCTGCTTGGCGAGCGTCCGAAGTGCTTCGACTGTGTTGACAGACTCGCCGTTCAGATCGGACATCGCGTCCTTGGTAATGCCCATGGTGGCCTGCACCTGGCTCATGGCCGTATCAAAGTCTGCCGTGGTTTTCACGGCGGCAGTACCAAGGCCCGTTACAGCGGCAGTTACCGGGAGCAGCTTCTGCCCAACGCTGGAGATCTTATCCCAGGCGGATCGCAGCTTGTCGCCGACATCCTCGATTTTTGCAAGCGCCGCATTGGACTCGATAGCCTGTTCCTGCAGACGTTTCAGCTCCTGCTCGGTCTCGATGATCTCCCGCTGCAGGGCGTCATATTTGTCCTGCCCCAGATCCCCACGCTCCAGCTGTGCCTTGGCCTGCTCCTGCGCCTGCTTCAGTGCGTCCAGCTTTTCCTTCGTAGCGCCGACGGCGTCCTTGAGCAGCTTCTGCTTCTGCGTCAGAAGCTCCGTGTTGGCAGGGTCCAGCTTCAGCAGCTTGGAGACGTCCCTCAGACCGGACTGGGTGGTCTTGATGGACGAGTTGACGCTTTTCAGCGCCTTGTCCAGTCCTGTGGTGTCGCCGCCGATCTCAACGGTAATACCCTTGATCCTGCTTGCCATAAAGCGTCGCCTCCTTCCGTCTGTAAACAATTTATTTTTTGCTTGCGATTGCTTGCATTTGCCATCCGCGTTGGGTATAATATAGGAAAAGGAGTGTGATGATCATGGCAAACACATCAGCTGTCTATGCCCGTATTGATTCGGGTCTAAAAGAAAGTGCCGAAAGCATTCTGCAGCAGCTTGGGATTTCTCCGTCCAGCGCGATTCAAATGCTGTACAGTCAGATCGTCCTGACGAGGGGAATGCCTCTGGATCTGCGTCTTCCGTCCCGGAAGCCCACCGCCATCGGCGGAATGCGCCGTGAAGAACTGGATGCGGAACTGATGAAAGGAATGGACTCTCTGAAATCCGGAAGAACCTATTCGGTGGGCGAAGTCGATGCGGAACTCTCTAAGGAGTTCGGCATATGAGTGATTCGTACAGCGTCGTCTATTCTCCGGAGGCATTAAACGATCTGAAGGATATCTACGCCTATATCGCGCGGGAACTGCTGGCGCCGGATACGGCACGCAATCAGTTGAACCGCATCCGTAAGGAAATACGATCCCTGGATCTCATGCCTTCCCGCTATGCTTTGGTGGACTGGGAACCATGGAAAAGCATGGGGATGCACAAAGTGCCGGTGGACAATTTTGTCGTGTTCTATACGGTAGACAGCGATTCTATGACCGTTGTCATTATCCGTATCGTATATGGCGGCAGAGATATCGAAAGCATCGCGGCAAAAAAACAGAAATAACGGGAAAGAGGAACGGCATACGCTGTTCCTCTTTTGTAATTCAGAAACGGTCAAAATCCTCCTGCGACGCGACCTTTTCGTACTGCGCGCCGTCGTTGCCTTTTTCCGTCCACATATCCATCACAAGACCGATGGTGAGAAGATCAAGGTCGGCGATGGAAATGCCAATTTCGGTGCAGCGCAGGAGGAACAGCGCCGTGGTCATTTCACGGCTGCTGCGTTGAAGTTTTTTTTAGAAGCCACATCGGTCACCAGATTGGAACCCCACAGTTCCAGAATCTCCGGCAGCACCTCATAGATGGAGAACATTTCAAACCGGTCGAGCCAGTCATCGATATTGTCCGGAATGCTGTGGTCGGCGTGGTAGGCCATGATGTAGGCCACATTTTCGAAGATCTCCAGATCCTCGATGGCGAAGGAGCCGTCCTCGTTTTTCTTCTTGCTGTAGGAAGCCTCCAGCCGGGACAGATCCTTAAAAATATCCCGCTTGAACTTAACGCGGTACAGCCTGGGAATGGTCGCGGAGGAGCGGAACTTGACCTCGTGTCCGCCGATGGTCACGGTTTTTTCCAGCATGATCAGGCGACCTCCTCATTCGGGACATAGACAGCCTTGTACCAGTTGTCGTAGGCAGTTTTGTCCGTGGTATCGCCGGTGCGGCTCTTGACCAGACCGTCGCTGCGGGGATCCGCGGTCAGGGACAGCGTTTCGGTACCCGGCTCGATGGTGTCCTCCCTGGTCTTGGACTCGATGGAAGGACGGGACGCGCTGCAGTTATACAGCACATGACGGATGGCCTTCACATCGCCGTCAAACTCGAACAGCAGCGCGAACTTCTCCGTCTCGGTGACGTCGGATTTCTCCACCAGCACACCCTTGTTATCCAGCTTCTCCCGCAGGATCTCCGTGCGGAACCATTCGGGGATCAGCGCCATTTCCAGATCGCCGCTGTAGCCGTTATTGGAGCTGGTGCGGAAATACACGATGCCGTCTGCATAGAAGGGAGAAGAATCGCCCTCGGCATCCAGACTCAGGCTGACAGCACCGGGGATAGCCTTGGGCGTTTCATAGGAAAACGTAGTCACGCCGTCCTCGACCGTTTCGGTCAGCTTGGCGGCATGGACGTTTTTCAGATTGTATTTGACTTTATTGCTCATTGCGGTCAAACCTCCATTTCGAAGTAATAAAGGACTTCATAGAGCCGTTCGCTCTCGATCCACGTCTCGGTTTTCTCATAAAAAACGCCGTGCCGATCCAGCACAGCCTCCAGCTTTTGTTCCACCGACAAGTCCTTACAATCGGTGTACAGCTCGATATGAACCTCCGAAACCTTATAATAAACCGCTCCGTCAGCGGAAAAGTTGTCGCTGGCCGGGAGCAGATAGCAGATAAACGGCGGCTCCGGGGACTCGCCCTCCGCGAAGTGGTCGTAGGCGAATGGTAATCCGGACTCCGTCAGAATTTGAATCAGCTCATCCATGCCGCAGGCTCCTTTCGATGTCCTTCTCCAGCTGGTCGATGCCAGCCTGTTCGGCGGGCGCGATATGGCTGCGCCCCGGAACTCTGCCGCCGCCGCGCTTGGCGTGGCCGTGTTCCAGCAGATGCGCCAGTTGGTAGCGGTTGCGGGAATACACCGTCACCTCCAGAGAATGGGACGTTTCGCGGGTGTTCTTGACAGACCAGCTCTTTGCGTAAGCTCCGGTGGATTTGGGCGCGGTCGCCTTGATCTGGTTTTTGACCAGTGTCCCGGCGCTTTTCACCGCCGCCTTCATCTCATCACAGGCCACATCCGCATACTCGTTCAGTTCCTTCATGACCGTCTCGGAGAGCGCGCCGATAGGAATTTTGAGATTTGCCATCCTATCGCCTCACCTTCCGGCAATGCAGTTTGACGCCCTTGCGCTTGAAATTCATGTGGTCGACCGAGAGAATGTCGTACAGCTCGTCCCGAAACTGCACCCGGTACCCCGTGGAGGTGATGGCGGTGGACTGGGCGCACCAGCGAATCGTGAAATCGATGGTGGAATCGTCCACCACCATTCCCGCCTCTGTCATTTCCTTGCCGCCCTCGGCGCTGACCGTGGCGTGACAGGAATAATACAGCTTCCACTCATTTTTGTGATTGCCGATGGCATCCGCCGACACCTCGTTTTTGGTAATAACGATCTGGGTATTCAGCAGTCCGATCTTCATCAGAAAGCCTCCTTGCGGGAGCCGAAGAGCAGAGAACGAAGGGTCAGCGTCAGCGCATGGTGGTCGGCTTCCTCCCGGTGCTCGTAGAAATAGGCGACTGCGTACATGACCGCCACCTTGCCGCCATCCACCTGTGCCAGCGCATCGGGACTGTCCGCGCGGAGAATGTCCGCGCACAGCTTTTCCGCTCCTGTGATGAGTGCGGTAATGATAGGATCGTCATCATCAAAGTCCACGCGAAGGTACTGTTTCATTTCATTAAGGGAAACAATCATGTCTCATCACCGCCTTGGTCAGAAAAGATGGGCGATGCCGCCCGTAAGAGCAGCACCGCCGTAATCAGGGTCATTCGGTCTTCAGCTTCAGGATCTGCACCGCCTCGGGCAGGATCAGCTTGCCGTCCACACGCTCCTTGGCCACATAGCCGATCATGCCGTTTCCGGCGAACAGTTCGGTCAGCTGCTTGAAGGAACGGGTTCCACGGTCGCCGATGTTGTAATAGCTGTAGTCGCCAAAGGCGATGGCGTTCTCCGGCACATACTCGGAAGTATGAACGGCGTATCCGAGGATACGGTCAGGCTCACCCACCTGGTAGGAAGGCTGCCAGAGATAGGCGCCGTTGTTATCCTTAAACTTGCGGATCTGCGCCACGGTCTTGTCGTTCATGATGAAGGACGCGTTCTTGCGGTAGGGGCGCTTGAGCTCATAGATAAGTCCCAGCACATCATCCGCCTTCAGCGCGGCAGTCAGCGTACCGGCCAAATGACCGCCGCCGGTTTCCGCGAACAGCCCCAGAGGCTGCCCCACACCGGTACCGTTGAGGAAAGCATCCTCCTCGGTGTTGGCCAGGGCCTTGCCGAACTGCTCGATGATGTAGCTCTCCAGATTGAACGCGCTGTCGTAGAGCAGTTCCTCCGTCACCTTGATGGCGACGTGCAGTTTGTGGGCATCCAGCAGGATCTGGGCGAAGGTGGCGTCAGAGAACTGAAGCGCGCCGCCTTCCTCGATCCACGCCGCGGCGGGCTTGGTGGCCGCTATGTTGATCTTGTGCTCCCCGGAAGTGGTGATCACATGACCCAGGCGGCGCATGATGTTCTCCTCAGACAGCGTCTGGATCAGACGGCGGTCATATTCCTCAGGAACGAGGTAGCCGCCATCGGCGTCCACACCTTCCTGCAGAACATTGCTGACCTGACGGAAATTGGTGCGCAGAGCGGTCAGCATTCCCTTACGGTATTCGTCGGACGCGCGTCCGGTCTTGACCTCCGGCTGCTTGCCGGTGGTGGGCTTGGAAGTGAGGGGCGCGTTCACAGGCTTACTGAGTTCAGCATCCAGCGCTTCCTGGCGTTCCAGACGGGCGATTTCCTTGCCAAGATCGGCGATGTCCTGCTCCATACGGGTGTAGGCGGCGTCGTCCTCGGCGGTCAGGGTACCCTTCTCGGTACGATGGGAATCCAGAAATGCCTTGGCGGCATTCCATGCGGTATTGCGCTTCTCGCGCAGTTCCTGAATCGTCATAATCAAAAATCCTCCTTAATGTTTCATCAGATCGAGCCGCTCCATGAGATCATTCACGGAGCGTTCCGGTTGGGTGGGTTTCTTTTCGATGCGGCACTTCGCCGCCAGCTTATCCATCAGATGGTTGGTGACCGCCGCCCGGGAGAACAGCATCTGCCGGGCGGCATGGTCTTCTGCGGAAGCGTTTGCCGGCCTGACCATGATCTCGTCGGCGAAGCCCAGATCGACCGCCGTGTGCGCGTCCATCCAGGTTTCCGCGTCCATCAGATGGGACAGCCTGGCGCGGCTCATGCCGGTCTTGATCTCATAGGCGTTGATGATGGATTCCTTTACCTCATCCAACATGGCGATGGCCTTTTGCATTTCCGCGGCATCGCCCATAGCCATAGTGGCGGGATTGTGGATCATCAGCATCGACACGGGAGACACCAGAACCCTGGTGCCGGCCATGGCGACGACAGAAGCGGCAGAGGCGGCGATGCCGTCAATCTTAACGGTCACGCTGCCTCTGTAGTCCATGAGCATATTGTAGATCTGGGCGGCAGCCACACAGTCCCCGCCGGGGCTGTTGATCCAGACCGTGATGTCGCCGCTCCCGGCATTCAGTTCCTCGCGGAACAGCTGGGGCGTGATATCATCGTCAAACCAGCTTTCCTCGGCGATGGTTCCGCTCAGCGTGAGAATCCGCTGTTCCGGTTCCGTCTCCGTTGGAGCCTGATTTGTCCAGTTCCAAAATTTCTTCACCTTCATTTCCCTCCTTCCCAGCGAAGATTCCCGCGTCCTGCAGCTTGGTCATGTTTCCGTTGATGAGATATAGGTCGCCGCCGAGCTCGGCAGGGATGCGGTCAAGGTTTTCCAGTTCCCGGATGTCGTTGGCGGACATCCAGCCGTTCTGTCTGGCGGTGGCGTAGCCGTTCATCCGGCTCTCATAGTCGCCGCGCAGCAGACCGTCCACATTAAACTTCACAAAATACGATTCTTTTTCGCGTTCCGTCAGCAGTGCCCGGTTGATGGCCTGCTCCCAGCGCACGATCCACGGCTCCAGCGTGTATTTCACGAATTCCAGCGACTGCTGCTCAATATTGGAAAAACTCGACTTCTCCAGGTCGCCCACCATATGGGGCGGCACCCGGAAAATTCGAGCGATTTCGTCTATCTGAAATTTTCTGGTTTCCAGAAACTGCGCCTGTTCCGGAGAGATGGAGATGGGCGTGTATTTCATGCCTTCTTCCAGCACTGCCACCTTATTGGAATTTCCGCTGCCTGCAAAAGCCGCGTTCCAGCTGTCCCGGACACGGGCGGGATCCTTGACTGTCCCCGGATGCTCCAGAATACCGCCGGGAGTCGCGCCGTTTGCGAAAAACTTGGCTCCGTACTCCTCGCAGGCGATAGCCATACCGATGGCGTTTTTCGCCATAGCGATGGGACTGTAACCGACCAGACCGTCAAAGCCCAAACCAGGGATGTGCAGCACATCGGAGGGCTTCAGAATCACTGTGCCGTTTTTCATGGTCGGCGCATCGGAGTCCTGCACCTGGTACTGGTAGTAGAGGCGGCTCCTATCGTCCCGGTCGACAGTCATACGGTTTGGCATCAGCGGGTACAGCGCAACAGCTTCTCCTTTCCCGTTTCGGATGATCTGGGAGTAGGAGTTGCCCCACAGGAGCAGATGGGACATCGCCGTTTCCCGGAATACGAAGCTGGTCATTTCAGGATTTGGCTCATCATGGAGAATGCGGTACAGCGGATGCTTCAGCGCTTTCTCCTTACTGCCGCCCTCCTGATATTGATACAGATGCAGCGGAAGTCCGGCTATCGCCTCGGACAGAATGCGGACGCAGGCATAGACCGCCGTCATCTGCATATGATACGGACGCTGCGGATTACGCCGTCATGTTCATCGAGAGCCTGTGCCACACCAAGGGCACCTGGGCGAGGCAGCCCTTTGAGCTCATCGACTGGCAGGAGCAGATCGTCCGAGACATTTTCGGTGTTCTCAAGCCAAACGGCTATCGGCAGTTCAATACGGCATACATCGAGATTCCCAAGAAACAAGGTAAATCCGAGCTTGCTGCCGCGGTGGCTCTGCTGCTTACCTGTGGTGATGGCGAGGAACGAGCTGAAGTGTACGGATGTGCCGCCGACCGACAGCAAGCATCCATTGTTTTCAATGTAGCGGCGGATATGGTGCGGATGTGTCCGGCGCTCT